TTGACGAAAAGTAAGGGATTACTTGATATTAAGTTTGATGTTAATAGTGTTTTAAATCAACAATCAGAAGAAATAAATACAAAGTCAAAACGAACTAAGACCGACTCTTTGACCGTTGAGAAGGCACTTGAAATTATTATTCGTCAAATGGAAGTGAGTGGGAACAGACCTAGAACCATTCATGACTATAACTATTATGTGAATGATTTTAAAGAAAAAATGGGTGCAGTTAATTTGACTGATATTTCAACCGAATTAATTTATAAGTGGTTGGATGGGATGAATGTATCTAATCAAACAAAATTGACAAGGTTAAAGTGTCTGAAAGCGTTTCTTTCACGTTGCTTTGACAATGGATGGTATCAATCGAAATTTTGGAAAACATTAAATGTAAAAGTTGACCAAAAGGTGAAGGAAGGTGCTACAGACCATGAAGTAAACCTTCTCTTATCTTTGCTTGACTTAAACAATTTCGTTGAATTAAGGGATGCTGTGGCGGTTCTAATTATGTATAAGACAGGTGTTAGGATTAACACGTTATCTCAACTGGAAGAACACCATATTGATTTTGAAAATAATGTCCTTATTTTAGATGGAGAAATAATGAAAAATCATCAGGGGATAAAATTACCCTTTGATGAAATGACTTCAAAACTGTTAAAAATATTAATTCATCAAAATAACATCATCAGGGATAATTACCGAAAATTTAATTCTCATTTGTTCATTACAAAATATGGCGATCCAGTTTCTAATTCTCCAACTCATAACAATATCCAAAAGAGATTAAATCACTACAGTAAAGAGTATGGGATTAAGAATATCAATCCTCACGCCCTTAGACGGGGATTTGCCAAAAATTTATTAGACAAGGGTGCTGGATTACCTTTGATTAGTAAAGCCCTCGGACATAGCGATTTAAGCGTTACAACGAAATATTTATACATGGATATGGAAGATGTAGCAAAAAATCTGAAAGAATTTCTTGAATGAGTGGGGGAATTGAAATGAATACAGAAATTAGAGATTCCGAATTGTATTTATTAGAGGAATTAATTGAGGATTTGAACGTAAAAAAGGCAGAATACGAGAAGAAATTTAACTCTGTCAATCCTGAGAATAAGAATGAAATGTATAAAGCATATGGCAAACTAACTGCTTTATTGGATATTCAAACTTTTCTAATTCGGAAAAAACGTGAAATTAGGAAGCGTTATAAAGAGTTAGTTTAGATTAGCATAATGACAATCTAAAAAAGAAATGGGGCTAAGTGATTCGCAGTCACTCAACCCTGATAAGTTTTTACATTCGATTAAAACTAAAAACTAAAAACTGAATAAGAAACATCCTATTCAACTACTATTATAATTTGAAAAAAAATTATGGTCAAGTGGTCTAGTTTCCTATTGTCTTTTTTAGGGTGTTTCAGTCATGGTTGCCCAATAACATGACTATAACTAAAACTGGAAAGGTAATGACCCAGCCGTTGCTATAAAATGGGTATAGGATACAGAAGGCATTTCCCTATTTATGCTAGTATCTGAATGTGGTTGACGCACATAATCGGTCAGGAGTGGAAGGATAGAGGTAGATATACCTGCAAGACATTCACAAGTAGAATGAGTCCAACTTTGGGCGTATTTGAACCTGCTAGGGCTATCTGTTGCAGTAGAATGTTAGGATGAATAATCCTCGACAAATAGGGATATACGGAATACGGATTCCATAAGATGACGGAAAAGTATAAGTCGCTTGTCTATGTTCTTGATTATTTTTTTAATCTTGAACGTAGGCAACAACTATGCCAAAAGCCGTTGTCCATAGAATCAAAAAAAGTTAAAGGGCGAAAAACATAAAGTCAAGTGAAATGAATCAAATAAGTTGGAAAAATTAGAATAAAATTAATTGGAAATAATAATTAGTAAGTTGTTGGAGGACGTAGCCCCGTAGCGGGGACAGCGAACAAACGATAGTGCGTAGGGTGTTCCACTATTAAAATATAAATAAAAAACAGAATGGTCAAATCATAACTCACTTATATAGTGGGTTTTTTTATTTCACTAAACTACAAGAATAACACTATACCATAATAAAGTTAGAAACCTATCCCCTACCATATATACTGGGGGACTGTGAGACTATCAGGTCTAGGGGACTAAGGATAAATGTGTTTTGGAGAGCAAAAATAAGAAAGGGGAGAGGGCTGATTGGGAAGAAAAATCTGAGCGATACTTTAGTAGAAAAACAAAAAGTCAAGAGAAAATGATTGATTCTGAAAAAATACAATTTGCCAAAATAAAAATAATCGATACAATAAGACGTGAACAGTAAATTTAAAAAGTGTTCGTATAAAATCTAAGGAGGTAATCAGTTGACAAGTAAGTTTATAGAGAATATCAAAAATACATACGAAGAAAACTGGAACGGAACAAGTAAACAATATATTTGGGATGAAGTGGAATATGCTAAACTAGTAATTGAAAATGGAAAGCCTATTACTAATCATTTGTTCAAGGATATATATTTATTAGCAAAATATTACAGACATATTGAAGGGTTAGATGATGAAGGTATTAAGGCGAACATAACAGGTTTTACAGTATTAGATAAGATACATAATTGGGATTTAAGAGAATACTTTGAGAAGATGATTGATGGTGCTGTAAGGGGATCGAAAAAGCAACACATGAAAATATGCCATGAAATTAGGATAACTGAAAATGAACTAAATATAATTAACAATATGGTGGACAGTACAACAAGAAGGATTGCATTTGTAATACTGTGTATGTGGAAAGCAAATGGGAATAAGCCATTCAGGGCAACAATGAATCAAATAACAAATGAAATTGGACTAAATGCTAATAGTAGGAAATTAATGTATACTTTTTATGGGTATTTAATTAAAGAGGGTTTCATCTATCGGTATAATAGAAGAACCGAAAATAGAAAAAGAATACTTGAAAAAATGATAAAAGTTGATAGTCAATATGGGGAATTATTTATACCGTATGATTCCTATAAGTATGAGAAACATTTAGCACATCCAACAAGAAGAAGTAGCATTGCATTATGGAGATATGAGCAAGAGTACATAGAATGTGAAGAAGAACCGCCAACAATTAAACTACCTAGTTATTATGAAAATATGACAGTAGAACAAAAAGAGAACTATAAGAAATTTAGGTATCATTACAAAGAAGATGAATTTCATTTAATTGATGATAATATGCATTTTAGGGATAGTATAAACTTTGAATATATTAAAAATAATATAGATCATGTAGCACATTGTTGGATGAGAAATGATTTTGCTTGGATGATAGGTGGAGAAGTATTTTATCAGGAGAATGAAGCCCATGATAAGATAAAGGTAATCTTTGCTGAAAATGATTGTTCTGATGGATTATTAATTAATGTGAATGATTTACAAGGTGAATATGAGAAGTTACTGGGTGGAAACAAACTTGTATTCGGTAATTGTACAGAATGTGGTTGTAAGATCGTCAAGAATAGTAATAAAACAAAATACTGTGATGATTGTAGAATTGAAGTGAGAAGAAAGCAAGTTAATAGGAATGTTCGTAAATTAAGAAATAAGTTGTAATCGAATAGAAGTATAATTTCTATGGGTGGATACCCAGTGGATGTGGAGGATATAAAAATGGATAGTTTAGATAAATTAATTGTAGATTATATAGAACAACAGGAAGGACTAACAGAAGAAGAAATAATGATTAAGGCACAATTTGAATTAATTATTCCTATGCAGATCATTAGCAAGTTTGAAGAATGGAAGAATAAAAGAAGATTCTATTTTAACAAAGATGATAACCATGATAATTATGAATATGTTAGTAAATTAATAAGGGAAGAAATGTTGGAAATTATTGATGATGCCGATTTTATTGTCAATACATTAGTAAAACATTATTACGATAGTGAGAAGCCGAATATTGGCGGTAAAAAGTTATTATGGGATGTTTTTGGTGATGTACTATATTCTAATATTAAAGAGAATACAAAAGGTACTAAAAGTTGTGATGAATGTGGAGATAGATTTGAACCTACTAAACAACGTCAAACTAAATGTCCTTCTTGTCAGGAAAAAATTAAGAAAGAAAAGGCACGTTTGAGAAAAATCAAATTCAATGAAAAGAAGAAAAATAATCAATAAAAACTCAGCGTTCCAGTGAGTTGTGAAAACCCTTGAATTTACTATGTTTTCGCCTTACTGGAATTTTTTTATAATTCCCTCTAAGGGAAGGATACAGTTAAAAGTGGAATCTGATTAAACAAGGATTTTATCTTAAATTAAAAAATGCTCGAAAACGACAAAAATTATCAGTAAAAAGCCCTGAAAACCTTGATGTATCAACGTTTTGAAAGTGTGCAATAGGAAAGATAATTAAATGTCTATTAGGGAAGATGTTACGATTTAGACGGTATTTATCAAAGTGGATACACATGCAACTTTCAATATTCCGACTGAAAACTTTCTCTCCGAAAAATTAGATTTATTTATCAGGGTAGATATAAAGGGGTAATTTTCATAAAGTGCCATTCCAGTAATGACATTTCATGAAGGGTATTCCCTTCCTACACTAGTTTAACGAGATTCTAGTGTCATTATTTTATATCTCCTAGTCAAGATTCACCTCTTGACCTCCAATTTTCTATAAGTAGTCATTTATTTGGCTACTCCTATTTTTTTAATCATATTTATACCTATATTTAATAATTTAGGATTGACAAATTTAATTATATATTTTTTCTCATATTTATTCGTTAGGAGGTGATTATCATGGATGTAACTCAAATTCCTTTTGACAAATTATTGGAACAAGGAATATTTGCAATTCTCTTTGTGTATTTACTATATCATCAACAAAAGGATAGTAAGGCAAGAGAGGATAGATTAATGTCACATGTAGAGAAAACTACTGAAACATTAGATGTATTAAGTCAACGTATGGAAAATGTGAATACAAAAGTAGATCACATTGATACAAGATTAACAAAATTTGAAACAGAAGTAAGGGGGAATAATTAATGGCAGAAATTACAGCAAGTGCATATTCAGATTTAAGAAATTATATTCAATCAAATTGGCAATACCTAGAATTACAAGATGATTTAGGTACAGCAATTATAAGATTATCTCCGGCTGATTCAAGAGTTACATCAACAATTGAAGGAAACAACGTCAAAATTACAGTAGTGGTAAAAGGTAGTGATTCAGATATTACAGCACCTAAAACATTTGCAAAAAGTGTAATTTATAAGGTGGCTACTGGTGGAGAACCATATTCAACAGAATCATTTACATCATTTACAATTGAGGGCGAACAAGATGAATTAACGGTGATACATACAATATCAGTGCCACAAGTGTAAAGGGGCTGATTAGATGGTTATACAAATTAGCACACCACAGGATTTAGACAATATCAGGAATAACCTTGCAGGAGATTATGAATTAACAAATGATATTGATATGTCTAGTTTTGGTAATTTTATACCTATTGGTAAGTCTCCACAATTTACAGGGAATATTGATGGTAAAGGTTATAAGATTTTTAATCTTTCAATAGTGGACAATTCAGAATACACAGCGTTCATTGGTCGTACAAATACGGGTAGCGTTAGTAATTTAGGATTAGAAAATGTCTACATTGAATCTAATTCACATCATTTAGCAGGTTTAGTTGGATTAAATTATATGGCTACTATTTCCAATTGCTATGTAACTGGAACAATTAAAAATACTAATACATCATCACTATATACTGGTGGTTTGATTGGACGGTCATATGGATTAATTGAAAATTGCTATACAGATTGTACAGTTATTGGTGGAAAAGTTACTGGTGGATTTATTGGTTATTTCACTAGCAATCTATCTACTGTCATAAATAACTATTCAAAAAGTACAGTGAGTGGCGGAACTGATACTGGTGCTTTTTATGGGATGACTAATACGACATCTAAACCAATCTATGAAAATAACTTCTTTGACAAAGATGTAGTAGGAACAACAAATTATCAAACAACAGGAGTTACAGCCAAAACTACAAGTGAAATGAAAACTCAATCAACATTTACTGGATGGGATTTTGATAATGTTTGGTACATGGAGGATTATCCTGCATTAAGAGCATTTGCAAATATTCCTACAGCAAAAATTGAAACTGTCAATGTTGATTCCTATAGTACACCTATTCAATCTGAATTAAATAAAACTATCAAGTCAACTAAAGAGTTAAGAACTCATTCAGAACCCATTCAGACGTTCATACAGCGTTATACAGCAACGATAAGGGATGTTGAGGGTTATTTATCACAAATTCATTCGGAATCGACACAAAGCCATAGAAGTGTTAGAACAGGTAATAGGAATGTGGATAGTTTTGTTTTACCGATTGGTTCAAATGTATATAGGGAATCAAAAACTATTAAACAATTATTATCGTATGTAAAGCCATTACAAGCCAATATAAGCGTTTTAAATGTAATGAGGGATATTCCTATCTATGCAATTGTAAGTACACAGAAAAATACTTCTGTGACTTCAAATGAACAGAATATGAGTGAAATATCCTATATTCAGAACCCTTCAAGTGTGGAGGTGATATAAATGTATCAGGGAGATACTATCAGGTTGAAATGTCATTTTAAAACATTTAACGGTGGTTCAGTCAGCCCCACTGATATTAAATTAACCATCTATGACAAAGATAAAACACAAATTGAACAAATACCATTAGATGACACCAATAAGGAAAATATAGGTGTCTATTTTTATGATTACAGCCCTGCCAGTGAATTGAACGAATTTATTTTCGAGTTTGCTGGCATGTATAACAATAAACCGATTCTTGTAAGGGATTCGGTGCAAGTTAAATTCAATTAATCAAAGGAGGACATAAAATGTCACAGGAAATCAGTTTTACACAAGTACAGTTAGATGAAGCAATTGCCAATGCCAAAAATGAATGGGTTGAAAAGGAATTTAATCCATTAGTTGCTGAAAGGGATGATCTGCTTCAATATAAACCAAAAGAGTTATCGGATGGTGAAAAAGCAATTCAGGCAGAAAAAGAAAAATTAGCAGAATTAAAAAAAGAATTTTTTCAAAAGGATGTTTATTTTTCATTAAAAGAAAATGGACTTGAAGCATTTGCCAATGTGGTCAAAGTTGAGAATGATGATGAATTGAAAGAAGTTGTACAATCACTTTCTAAAATTGTCAATGACATTAAGGTAACTAATGGTTATGTACCAAATGATCATAAACAACAAAATGAATATGATGCCTTTGCTTCAAAAAAGGATACAAAAGGTATGATTGGAACTAAATTAGCAAATTTGTTTAAGTAAGCACTTTATACATTTGTATGAGGTGTTTTTTATTTATAAAAATATTGGGTAGTGACCGACACTAAAGGAGAATATTTACATGTTTAAATCAAACACTTTCACAGAAATCGAACAAATTTCACTAGCAAAAGAGATCGCTATTATCGGAGTACAAGCAACACCATTTACATCTTTACTTATGGCAAAAGGTAATATTGAGAAAGCATTATCAACTGTTTACACATGGAGAGAAAAAACTCTTGACCATACTGATGATTTATCAGCCGTTGAGGGTTCAGATGAAATTGTATTCTATGAAACTGCAAGAGCAGAACTAAACAACATTCTTGAAATCTTCAAAAAGGGTGCAAGTATTTCAGGCACAGCCGTTGCTATGAAATCCACTCAATTTGCGGAAGAAGTAAATGATCGCCTATTAGAATTAAAAATTAATATGGAGAAAAAATTTATTAATGGATTAAAAAATGATGGCAGCGTAACACCTTTCAAACGTCAATTAAGTGGATTAATTGAAATGGCAGACCCTTCAAATGCTGAAACTGGTATTCTTGACGAATTAATGATTAAAACAGTTATGCGTAACTTGTGGGAACAAGACCTTGCAGAAGGTAATTACTATGCTTTAGTTTCAGCAGATTCTAAAGAGAAAATTGATAACCTTTACAAAGATAGATATGATTACAACCATGTAACAACTAATTTTGGCTTACTTGTTGATTCTATTTCAACAAATTATGGAACACTACACTTCATTCTTTCTAAACATGTTCCAGCAGATAAAGTGGTAGTATTCAACGATAATTATGTTGATCTTGCTTACCTTCGTCAACCACATTTTGAACCACTTGCAAAAACAGGTGATTCAATTAAAGGTCAAGTTATTGCAGAAGCAACATTAAAAGTTGGTAGTAAGAAAGGTGTAGCAGTAGTTACTGTAACAGAATAATTGAATACATAGATTGAGGATGGGGAATTATTCCCTGTCCTCTTTCAATTTAATCAGGGAGAAAATGAGGATGATTACCAAAAAGGAAGAATATTTATTGAGACGTAGGAGAAAGAAAATAACGCATGTTGAATTGGCTAATTATTTACATTGTAGTCAGTCGCTTATTTCAAGATACGAAACAAATAAATGTGGAATGTCACAGAAGAAAATAGAGAAATACAGAAAATATATAGACGAAAAAGAAATCTAAAAATAATCAGAAAGTTGGAGGTGAAGAAGTGAGATATAAGAAATTCGTTTTACCACTTTCTTCTTGTATCTCAGTTTATTAATTTTTAGGAGAATTAATAAAATTTATACTGAATGAGATACAAGGAGGAAGTTTAGGAGTTTGAATAATTCAAAATCCTAAATGGTAGTTAGGATATTTACAATTAAGAAGATAGTGGGAGATTTTCTTCTTTCACTAGAGGTATGCAAAATAAATTAAAGGATAAATTTCCAGAATGGTGCTTTAACAATGAACAAGGACAAAATAGTTTAATCCTTACAGATGACCTAGATTCCCTTTTAGGTTGTGCAATTGAAAAATTTGTTAAAGGGAATGACATTAATTATTTCTACAGTTTTAAAAGTTTGAATGTGGCTGATAGAACGGACAAACGAAAAGCCATAGGAATTGATCTTGCATTACATAAGGGGAAATCTTGGTGTAATCATGTTGTAAGAATTAATGAGGATGATTATGTCAATCCACAAACAGCCAATATAAACGCATTATTGAAAATCCATTCAGGTAACTATTTCAAGAAATATGCAATGTCTACAGTATTAACAATGTGGAGTTTCTACAATTTGCCTTTACCTGAAACAAAGGAAGGTAAAATGTTGTTACTTTGTATTGATTCAGGTTATTTAGGACATTACAGTGATTCATTTAAAGATGTACATACAGCATATTTGAAATTGTTGGGCTTTGAGGAATTAATTGATTTACTGAATAAAACACATAAATTTGAATACGAAATGTTGCAAGGTAAATATAATACTAAAGCAAAAATAAAATTGAATAATGATGGTTACTTACAAACTAATTTACCCCTAGCAGAATTGCAGGGGCTTTTTGGCATTCCATTAGAATTGCCGACACAACAATTTACTAAAATGTTTCAATTTCAAGATGATATAGGAAGTACATACAGTATCAGATCAAAGGAACAAATTGATAAAAGAATTATCAGTTTTGCTTTGACTGGAAGTAAGAAATTTAAGTATACATACGCATAAAAAATCAAGGAGGATAATCACAATGAAAAATTATTTCTTTTGTTACAATAAAAAAGTTTCAGATTTTCTTAAAACTAAGGGTATTTACTATATTACGGTGGCACAAGACGTTAAAACACTAAAGATTTTCAGTTTGTTTGAAATTACACCGTCTTTTCAACAGGCACTAGAAGAATATAAAAATCAATCTAAATAATAAATAAATCCAACTCTATATATAAATCTTTTACATAAATCGGAGGTAACAACATGCAAGAGACTATCAAAAAAATTGAATTTACAGAAGAAGAAGCAATAAGAATTACAATGGAACATGGTTATGATGGAGCAGAGTTTAATACTTCTGTATGGAAAACTAGAGGATGTTTACATCCAAACAGAACGCTTGATGCACTTATTAGTAAATTAAAAACTATCTATGACAGTGTAGAAGTTGAAGGTAAAGGTAAGAAAAGAAAATACATACTGAAAGATAAAAAGGTTAAAGTATCAGAAAGAATTTTCAATTATAAAGGAACAATTCCAACACTTGAAGATGATATTATGAAGGAATTTATATTTAATCATCTAGTATCGTATGAAAAAGAGTTTACCCAATCTTATAGAGGTTGGGCTAGACTAATTGGATTCATTGGTACTGATAATTTTAAAGTTGAAGAAATGATACAAAAACTTAAAAATGTGCATCATGGTTTCCCTACCATCTACAATCCAAAAGAAGCAGTTGGTAAATTTATTCAAACTTTAAATATTAGAAATAAAGATGTAGTTGAAAAATCCTTTAAGCGTCTTGAAAAAGAGGGGCGTATTACTGTATCAGAAGTTTATAATTTTAAAATGAATGATGGACAAATTGAGGAAGTCGATCAATTAGAATACGAGGAAGTACAAGAAGTATTAAAGGAATTATTAGAATCAAAGGAAGTAACATATTATCAATATACCCAATCCGTAACAAGTTTAAATAAATCAAAGAAAATGAAAGAAATTATTCGAGAAGTTGGGAATTATCTTTCAGAACAATTTGATATTCAATATTTCTTTAAATCCTTTAAGGTGACAGTATTAGACAAAACTATTCATAATGAAATTTCAAAAGATGAATTTAAACAAGCATACTTTAAACGATTAATTAAATTGTCAATAGATAGACAAAATAAAAAGGATTATAAGGAATCATTATCATTTTGGAAAAGGTTTTACTTATTGAATACATTAGCACTTTTGAAATATTTGAATGTTAAAGGAATAGAAAAATATTGGGATAATGAAAGAAAATTACAACTTGAAAAAACAGATGAGTTTACTTTAGAACGCTTAATCTATTATTTTGAATCAGATGTTGAAAAAGAAAAAATACGGCATACATTCGGAAATATTGATAATATCGAAGAAAGTTTACCATTTTAAGTTTTGTACACAACCCAAAGTATTAATATATAAACCTATTATATAGTTTGGATTGTGTACAAAATATTTATCGTAATATACAAAAATAAAAATGATTATATAGTCGGGTGAATTGTGAAGCGATAGCGAAACAAGAGGGGCGGGCTTAGGTACTTCATTTTGTGACGTGCTTCTTGTCACAACTTGAAGTAGTTGGTGATAAGCCCCTAATGTTTTAACTATTAAAGTGTTACAACTAAATAAACATATAACGGACAAGAAACTCACTTGTCCTTTTTGGCGTTCACAAAACTAAAAGAGTGTTTTGTTCTCTTATTTATAAATTTTCTATTCAATTAATTAATTAATCAGGAGGAATCTATTATGAAATTATTCAAAAGTAAGAAACGTGTAATTATTGAAGGGTGTAAGGATATACATTCCATTATTGATCATTCACAAGAAATTATTGCTGATTCACAAAGTTTAATTTCTGATATGCAGAAGGATGTTCAATCAATGCAAGAGGGTATTGATGATATGAGAAAGAACAGCGAGGAATGTCAGAAATTGAGTAAACAGAATCTGATCATTTTAAATGATATGAGAATTGTACTTGATGAATTGGCAGGTGATACAGAATGAATATTCATGAAGCATTGCGGAATGTGACACAGAAGAAACAGGAATATTTTAAATGGAAACATGATATAAGATTCAATATATCAGAGCCGAGGAAATCAGAAGAGGAATTTTTACAAAGTGTTGACTTAAAAACATTAAATACTTTTCATAGATGGGAACGATCACAGGAATATAAAAGTTTACTCATGTTGCTATTGGAAAGTAAAGTGGCTAATGACTTTGAGGACATTTATAAAATTGTAACGGATAAAGCAAAAGACGGTGATGAAAAATCTATACGCTTATTTTTATCTATGCAAAAGGATATTCAATCCAATGCTAAATTAGCAGCCAAAACATTTGAAAAAGTTGAGGAAATTGATGATATGGATGATTTAGTGCTGGATTGAGGTTGCTGAGAGTGACCACAAGCGAATTAACTTTGATTAATTGAATAAGTGTACATCTAATTTTGTCTGAGGGCTGTATTTTGCAGTCCTCTTTTTATATTGGAGGTGAAAAAATGATAAAAACAAAGTCAGCAAAGTTAAATAAGGTACTCAATTCATTTCCTCTATTTGCAAAGAATTTCATTTACATAATTGATAATAACAATGAGAAAGTAAAGTTTGATTTAAACCTTGCACAATTAGAACTTGAAGATTTAATGAATAATAATCGTTTTGTCATTGTTAGTAAAGCCCGACAAGGTGGAATTTCAACTTATACAGTTGCAAAAGCATTATGGAGAGCATTGACCAATGAGAATGAAAATATTCTTATTGTTTCCTATAAATCTGATTCATCTAAGGCACTATTTGAAAAGTTGAAAAGTATGAATGATTGGATTGACAGAGAAAAATATCCTGTATTCCCTAGTGTAAAACGTGATAATAGGGATGAATTATTTTTTGATAATGGATCAAGGATAACTTGTCTTGTAGCCAGTAACAAATCAATTGGTAGGGGTTCTACATACAGTTGGATTCACATGTCAGAGTTTGCCTTTTATGATCGTCAGGAAATGCAATTACTATCGGCAGAGCAATCACTAGCAAAAGGTAGTAGTAGTGTATTAACCATTGAAACAACGAGTAACGGAACCTCTAACATGTTCTATCGTTTGTCTATGTCAGCCATGAAGGGAAATTCTAAATATAAGTTGATGTTTATTCCTTTTTATCATGACTTATATAAGAAACAATTCAAATTTGAATATGATGAAGCCGAGATATGGCATAAGGAAGACAACAAGGGTGTTCGTTTGTCTGTAAAGGATTTAGAACCTAGTGAGAAGGTTTTGTATGATAAGGGTGCAAATTTACGGCAATTAATGTGGAGAAGGTACAAGTTACTGGATATGACATTACAGGAATTTCAACAGGAATATCCATCTAATATATTGGAATCGTTTATTTCAACAGGTTCAAGTGTATTTGAATATTTCACTCAGAAAGCATCACCAAGTTGCTCATTTGAGCATCATTGA